CAACCAGAGATTGCAGAATCTGATATGGTCTGATCTACACCCTGAAGAAAGATGCCTGTGTCGTATCCCGTGATACGAACCCCTTGTACAACAGAGTTGCCCGCACCGGCAGAGGCCAGGAACAAACCAGTATTGCCACCTCCTGGGCCTGTGACTTGGCTGTTAACCATCCACAGTTGGTCTGTCACATCGGACTGAACCCCCAGGATTTGAGTCTGGATAGCACATCCTTGGATACGAAGGTTTTGTCCAGACGCGTGGTAAACACCTGAGTCCCATGTCCCGGTGCCAGGGATGATCCTACAATCTTCCACCTCCACTCGATCTGCCGCAACACCCAAGGCAGTTGACGTAGCATTGTTGGACACAAAGGTGAGGTTGCGGACCTTCACATCCGATTGACTCACCTGAAGCAGGGGAGATACAACCCCACCGGTTACTAGGCTTGCATCCCCATCGCCTTCAAGAATCAATCCTGCAACAGGAACCGTCAAGGTAGCGGAAATGGTGTGACTCCCTCGCACCTGAACTCGGTAGTTCTCAACCTGATTAGCACCACCTGTACCACCATACATGGTGATCCACATGAAGGCTGCGGCAAGAGACTCAAAGGCCCCCTCTGCATTGCGGTCACTAGCACCACCAGAGGCTCGCACGGTGAAAGAAGTCTTGCGATTGCTGTCCAGAATAAAGAAACGAGCATCCGTTGCAGATGCTACGGCACCACCAGACGTTGTCACCTGTGCAAATACCACAGGTGACAACGTCAAGGCAGGTGGGGTGAGTGAAACTGTCAGAGCACTGGTGGCAGGGTTGTAATAGACGTACTGGGTCTGGTTGTTGCTGAGCACAACCGAGAGCCCAGTGAGGGTGTGCTCCGTGCCTCCTACCAAGGCCACAGTAGCATCCAAGGTTAGGCTAAGGCCCACAGTGGTGTAGGTACCACCTGAAACCAAACCATTCGTCTGAATAGCAGCCACAGACGAGACCACTTCCCCCAGAGCACCCGCAACAGAATCGGTCGCAAAGTTAGCATCCAAAACACCAATAGCCTCCGCCATGTGCGCACGGCTAGGGTCATTGATGTGTACCGTCAACCCTGAATTACCCGCTGAAGGGTACACAAGAGCATTGGGCTCCACACTCCCTTCGGGTGCGAGGCCTGTTCCTGTATTGATGGATCCCGGATTCAGAATGCGTGGCATATGAAATTCCCTACTTAAATCTGGAGAAAGGGTGGCTCGCTAGAGGGTTATTCATCCTCTAGCGAGCATGAGGACACCACGGGTGCGGTAAACACCCACACACGAACGGTTGGTGGTGTCAAGGAATCGAATGGTGTTATCCGCATCCATGAGCGCAAAGCGTGTGATCACAAGAAGGAGGACCTCATTCTTGCGCCATAGTGCCGTATCTTCCGTTGCTACAGCCAAGAATGGCATCCACACCTTATGCGTCGAGGATGTGGACAAAGGCTGTGCAAAGACCGTTGGACGGTATGCTGTGGGGTCTGCCACCTTGTAGTGGGACCTGAACTCCACATCCAAATCTGGACTGGAGAACGTGAAGGTGTTCGTGCCATCCACAGGCACCATGGCGTGAAGGTGGAGAAGCCCCGTACTCGTGGAGAAGTCCCCTACCGAGATGTCAGCCGTTGCTGCGAAGCACCACTCACCGGGATAGTCATTGACAGGAGTGTCCCCATTCACAGGAATCTGATCCATAGGTGCCGTATAGGGGAAAGGCACATCCATAGATCCAGATCCCACCGTACCTGTCCATAGAGACTGGTCCATAGCTAGGGGCTGGACTGTCATTGTAGCAGGGAGACTTGGAACGCCTGCTTGAACACCCAAGGTCTGTGGTGCATTGGTCCTGTAGTACACGGAAACCTGATACCCACCACCAATGGTGCCATAGTTAGGCAAAGCATCCTGTGCAAAGAAGTCCACAGATACCAAGGTCTGGCCAGCACCCGAAAGAGGCTGCTTGGCTGCTGTGGCCCCTGAAGTATCCAGCACCAATTTACGAGTACTGGAACCATACTCAGTAACAGAGGCATCCACATCGTGTGCCTGTCCCGCACCCAAGGTTGAAATGTCGGTTACGGAAGTGAGAGTCGCACCCGAACCAAAGATTCTACGGGAAAGATAGATGTTTGCATTGTCCGAAGAGACAAAGCTCTCCGTAATCGGAGTGCCTGCACCGACTCCTGACCCATCGTTGGCCACATATTCAAGACTCAACTCACGCTTGCCTTCCCTGAATTGTGGGGGGAGAAGGTTCTCCCAATCCAGAGGCCGTTGGGTGGTGTTATTCTCCACGACAGGCCCACTAGGGTACGGCGTGGGATCGGGTGTTAGAAGTACATCGGGAGTATCCGTGGTACCCGATCCCACAGGGTAGGTGATCTCCAACTCTACGAAGATCCTGCGGGGAGACCCATTGTTTAATGCAGTGTCTGACACCATCTGGTAATTCGGAGTGCCATTGTCCCCACCATTTACCAAGTCAGGGTTTGCATCCAATACCAACTGGACATAGTCAGTGCCTAACCCTGTCACAGAGGCCAACTGCACAACTTGTGGCACTGCTGTAGTGTGGTGTCCATCATCATGGGCCACATTTAGAACATCTGTGATCGTGGTACCCACAGGCCAGAAGTTTGCCACGGACGCCGAAGTGGAAGCCCAACTCTTGGAGGCATCTGCGAAGCTGCCCAACGTGGAAGCATTAAGAGAACCCAGATCAATGTTGATTGTATCCCCTACAGTCCATGTAGTGTTGCCAGGGATGGCTGGGGTGTTATGTTTGCCCGGCTCATTCAGCACAGTGTCAGTAGGGTACAGCGCCAAGAGCACTCGCTCTACCACAGGGTGATCCGCAAACCTTCGCCGAATGTGATCGAAGCTCCCAATGGTCACGCCACGGTTCGTATCACCAGATCCTGGAGCCACACCACCATCTGCTGCTGAACGACCTACCTCATTACAGACAAGGAACTGAACGCCAACAGACCCAGAACCAGAACCCAAGGTCTGCTTGTCTGCAGCATCAATAGCCCATGTGCCTAGCGTACCATCCATGAGATATTGCATCTGTCGGTTCAGCTCTGCTGTCCAATCCATGCCTGCAGGGACACAGCTCTTCCTCAGATCCTGAACATCAATGTCCTGAATCACGTCATGGAAGGCACCATCCGGACGGTCTGACACTCCTGCGGGGATTAAGCCAAACAGAGGGTGTACAAAACCAAGGTGTGTTCCTGATAGGCCACCGTTGGTGTTGTTAATAGGATCAAAGCCAGATCCTCCTGAAGCGTCGTTGCGACGGAACACAAAGCAAAGGGGAAGAGCGTAGACGTAGCCATCCACAGAACCTAAAGCCGTAGCTGAAGCCTGGGACCCATCACCTGCCACCCAAAGGCCATCATCCACGACACCATAAGAGGCTGCGCTAGAGGAGCCCGAAACCGTTGCCCCATCTGCCCGCACAAAGCGGTAGGTGGCCACAGGAGCCGCCTGTGTGCCTTGTGCTAACACAGAGACATTGGAGAACCCATCGGATTCTGTCTTGAAATTGACCGCTTCAGACTGCCCTGTCACACGAATTCGGTACTGAACCTGAACTCGTTTTGTGGACTCCACACCTACCAGAGGATCTTCAATGTCGTCATTGAGGTTGGTGGAAGCATCCGCTTGAACGTTGCCATGCCTGTAAAGAGTGTCTTGCGTTGGCTTATTGGCCTCGTCAACGCCCCCTGTGGTTACACCCGACACCACATACACACCGCCGCCGCCAGAAGCTGACACAGCCACTGGGAGGCCATTACCTGCGGTACCTGCGGCTACTGCTCGGATGTACAGCACATTCCCTACAGCATAGGCTGTCACATTTGTGAAGCTATTTGGTGGACTGGCGTTGATCGCTGACGCCATGTTGGCTGCAGTCAAGGCATCCGAACCACCAACCAAATACTCATCCACACCAGGAGCAGCTAAAACACCAGTGAGCGTGTTCCCCGCAATGTTGAAATTGTCACCCGCCCCTGTAGGATTGGTGGAGATAGTGATGGAGGACATGGCATGGGGAGAGCTACTCACCATGGCCTTCCACACCTCAAGGAAGACAAAATCCGAGCGCTTCACATCAGGGGGAGCCCCACCAAATACCGGAGCGGAAGACAGCTGGATGCGATTCAACCCAGCTGTTGCCATGGTGGAGAACTCCACCACTACGGGTGAGCCTGCAACCCATGCAGTCCGCTTCTGCATCAGGAAGGAGTTGGCTACATAGAGGGGGTCACCTACGGCAGGAAACCCCAAGCCCGAACGGAGAGACGTGGGGAATGTATTGGTGTCCTCAAGAGGACCACGCAACCACCCGGAAGTGATGGACTTCTGGGACAGAAGGTTACGAACCTCCTGTGTGATCTCCGCGTTAAGGACCAACTCCGAGTCCAGAACGGGCTTTCCAGATTGGAAAACGGCCCCATCCCATGACCTGTCGCCTACCACAAGGTGCCGAGAATTAGTGGATCCGGTGTAATACTTGTCGTGCTCAGCCATGTAGGTCCCAAGTCGGAGGGGGAGTCGGAGCGACCCTATCTCTTTGAAGGTATAGGGCGGCTAACGGTAGGGGGTTACTTTCCTGGTTTCCAAACAGCATCCGGCTGTTTGTGGACAGGCACTCGCTCTGTGTTCCCTTGGGGTGTAGGAGTGGATGTGTTGATCCTAGGTGAAGGTGATAGCGCGGATGGCTTCTTTCTGCAACACGACATCACAAAATCTCCTGCCTAGATACGAGTTTAGTGTTATTGGTTTACCAACGGGGGTAAGAGAACCCTGTACAAAGGAGTGCCCTATGAATGACAATTTCCCCTCCGCCCATGTAGTAGAGGCCACCACGGCTTCCAAGGCCCCCAAGGCCCCCATGGACATTCGCACGAAGCTATGGGTAACAGACCCGCCAGCCATGCTGTCAGATGAAGGTGAAACCTTCATCGTAGTCTTCACCAACCGCCGAAACCTCATGGACTACTATCGTGGGGGAGATCTACCGATTGTGGGGCGCAACACCCCAATCCAACGCCGGTATGGACAGTTCTTGCGGGATTCGGAGCATTTGAACTTCACAGGGCTGATCATTGATCCCTCCCACAAGATCAACGAAGTCCGCACCCTCAAGTGGGTCAAGTAGGGGGTGGATAGGGGATGAGTAGGCCCACCTACTTTGATTTTGGTAATGGTCCCGTACCTGCGCACCGCCACCAGAACCCCGATGCCACTAAAGGTGGCTGGGTTGCCGATACTGCTACGGTGGCTGACTCCGCTTATTTAGGGCCTGATGCCCAGATCTATAATTTGGCTCAGGTCTTAGGACATGCTCAAATCTTTGGCCATGCTCAAATCTTTGGCCATGCTCAAATCTTTGGCTATGCTCAAATCTTTGGGGACGCCAGAGTCTTTGGGGACGCCAGAGTCTTTGGGGACGCCAGAGTCTACAACCATGCTCAAATATACAACCATGCTCAAATATACAACTATGCCAGTGTGTTTGAAAAAGCCCTTGTTTATGGGGACGCCCAGGTTCAAAGGCATGCAAGGATTTTTAAGGATGCTCGCATCGGTTCCAATGCAGACTACGAATCCGGGGCATACCACAAGACAGTTCCCTGGACTATTTTTCGTACCAAGGATGGTGAACTTTTCATACATGCACCTAACATCCCTTTAGCGCACATGGAAGCCATGAGGGATCTCCACTTCCCCCAAGAGGCACCTCCACCCTCTCCTGAACTCCAACGAGTCCTCGCCACCTTGAAGGTGCATCCTTCCTTGGAGGCCGAACTAGCCGCCTACTACGGCCAAGCTGCTCTCCAGAAGCTGCGTTGAGGGCGGTTCTAGAAGAACAGAGAGAAACCAACTGCACATTTAGGTTTCAAGGACATAGAGATCTGCGTACTAGAGAAGAGGACACCGTTTTACCACACAACCAAGAGTCAAGTGATGGAAACCACCACTATCCCCGTGACATACATCAGCCGAGCTGAGATCATGACCCTTCTGCAAGCAGCTCTTCCTGCGGATGCGGACATTTCCACAATCTATATCGAAAGTCAGGATCACACTTTCTTTCGTGTCGCCAGTATCTTTGATCTTGAGGGGCCTCAAACAGGAACCTTGGAAGAAGTGTTGGAGTATCAATGTGTCTACAGCAATGGTCCGGTCCACGCATTTGCTGTAGAAGAAATCCTTGCATGGTTGGCAGCTGATGGAAGGGTTCCACGCACGGATTTCGTCCTAGTGTAGCACCTGATCGCTACGGAGCCCATGTTGCTCCGTAGCGATCAGGTGCTCTGATGGTCCAAGAGGACACCCCCACTTCAGCAAGGCCTACCCTATCTAGCGTAGTAAGAACCTATCAACAGGAGAATCCAAAAATGACCTACCAACTTCCCCCAGACCATGTTCTGGTTCTTAGAACCTCGAACAAGGATCGAATCTCTTATGGAGGCTTCCAGTGGCCCGAGTCGGGCCCTGTGGAGGCTCCTGATTGGAGCCCTGAGCCCATTTGTGGCAGAGGGCTCCAAGGAGCCCTCTGGGGCGAAGGGAATGGATCCCTCTTCAATTGGAAAGATGATTCCGTCTGGCAGGTGGTTGAAGTCCTGGAAAAGGACATCGTAGACCTTGTGGGAAAAGTCAAGTTCCCTCGTGGAAATGTCGTCTTCTCTGGAGATCAGCAGGGAGCCACCAATTTTCTCCTAGCCAATGGTGGTTTTGGACGGGCAGTCATTGGGGCTAAGATGAGCAATCTCAACCCTAATGGCCATGTCCTTGTTGGTGACTACGGCACGGCCAATGTCGGAGATTGGGGCACGGCCAATGCCGGTGAAGGGGGCACGGCCACTGTCGGTGAAGGGGGCACGGCCAATGCCGGTAGGCATGGCACGGCCAATGCCGGTAAGAAGGGCACGGCCAATGCCGGTGAAGGGGGCACGGCCACTGCCGGTGATCGGGGCACGGCCAATGCCGGTGAAGGTGGCACGGTCACTGCCGGTTATCGGGGCAAGCTCGCCATCGACTACTGGGATGGTCGTAGCCGAACCAAGGTTGGCTACATTGGGGAAGATGGGCTTGAACCCAACACCCCCTACAAGTTGGGCTACAAGTACAACTTCGTGAAGGCTTAGGGTTTCAAGCCAACCCTATCTCGGGTAGATAGAGATGTACAAAGGACGGACAGCATGGGCATCCAACACTACACTTATAGCTCTTACCAGGAGGCCACTAAGGGAGAGCCTGAGCATGTAGGGCGGGTTGTGTCAATCTTGACGGTTTACAACGTAAAGAAGATGTCTGACATCTGGGCGGATGATTTTTACGCCCAGGTTTACACCGAAGAGGGGACCATCCTCTCCATCTTCGTGGGGTCCAACTTCGATTGTGACCCCAAGCGCGCAGACGTAGTCGTGGATGCCTCCCCGGAGGTAATGGCAGAGTATCAAGCCCTTGTCAGCAAGCAACTTGCTGACAAGCAACTTGCTGACAAGCTTGCTGCTGAGAAGCGGTATGAGGAGGAAAAGGCTGCCCGCATCAAGGCTGCGGCCGAAGCTCCCACCATCGGGCGCATCGTCCAAGTTGTTCGGGGCCGTAAGACCCCGAAGGGCACTATCGGGGTCGTCTTCTGGGCCCGTGATGGCCGCGTAGGCATCGCACTCTCCGATGCCCGTGACCCCGTAACACGTCGCAACACCGACGTGGCTTGGCTTAACACTGAGTACTGCGTAGCCCTGGCCACGGGCAACACTCCAGAGGAGTGTCAGAAACGGATTGACAAGTCCCGTGCCGCTTTCCGAAGCGAAAAGGTGGAACCTGTCACCCCCGATATCAACCCAGAACAAATTGTGGTGCCATTCTAGGTGGTGATCCGCCAAGTTAAGGACAACACGGCTGTACTCGGTTTAACGATCACCCCAAAGGTGAGATAATTAAACAGAGTGTCGTACAGGGATACGTCCACTGTCACATCTCGTGTAGGAAAAGTATCTGGGGATGGGTTCAGAATGCTAGTGTTTGCGCTGATCGTAGACAGTAGACCCATCTCATTCAGAGGACCTACCGCCTCCCCCTCACCAAAGGTGACTGTGTAGTCCACAATATTGGTGGGGATGCTAACCGCATTGCCCGAGGCATCCCGGAAAACCGTAGAAGAGAAGCTCTTCCGAGCTAGCTCAGCATTGAGCTTGCGCTGACGATTGTCTGGTGCATCTGGAGCAAGCAAAGCTCCTGTAGCTCCCGTACCAATGGCGAGCATGTTCAGACCATGTGCAGGCTCTGCCGGGTCCTTGAGTAGACGTGCAATCAGAATACCTGCATCCAGCATGATGAGGTTTTTTTGTGAACGGTCCAACAGAACCTCACCGGTTCGAGCATCCACCATGTGGAAGAACACCTCACCCTGTAGGGTGATAGTCCCTGACACATGCTCCTCATTAAAAATGCCCATGCCCATTTTGAACCCCTCTCTTGGCTTAAGTACCCGATCCTTCTTGAACATCTTAGAACATCCCCGAAGGGAGCTTGATCCCTAGCGAGTTGGCAATCTTGAAGATGTTGTTACGAAGCAACGCTTCATCCCACTGTGCGGCATGTGGTAGCATGTTACGAAGACGGGTGAAGCCATCCGCATTCCTAGAGTCCAGAGTCAAAGCCTTGGATAGGTGGGTGTGGATCTCTCTCAAAAGAGCCACACTCTGTTCGTCACCTGAACTCTTCATCCTACTCCGAAGATTTAAGAACGCCTTATTATCCACAACCTCCCAAAAGAGGTTGTGGTCAGAAGCCTCCTTCAGTGCAGCCAAGAGTTCCTTGCGGGCAGGATCTCCTTCAGGGAGATTGGAGGCAATACGAAGTACTTGTGACTCTAGGCTTGACATTGGGGAGCTCTCGATAAAGGTTCTACCTTCCACGAAGGTATAGGGAGAATACTAGCCTTGAGCAGCATTGTCAGTATGCACACTGTCATACAGCCGCATCAATGACAAAGGTGGTTGTGCTTGGCGGGGTCAAGGGGAATCCACCCTGTAGGGTGAACTCCGCACCTAGCAAAGGCCCTCCCCCACCCAAAAGAGAGTCGGTGGTGAGAGAGGTAATACCTCCCCAGGGCCCCAACCTACTCACACCTGTCACCCCATAGTCCACCTGCTCTGCAAACACCGCACCATGAAGATGGACACCGGGTGTGCCATCTGGATTGGGATTCGAAGAGGTGGGCAGAGAAGGTGGGGTGTTGTCTGCTGTAGGTGAGACAGTTAGCGTCTCTGCATAGGTGAAGGACAGACCCATAAGGATCTCTTGCTCTGCTCCCTGGACTTGACCCCGATGTGGTCCTGTGGGGCCTGGGTAGTTGGGGTGTAGTACCATCCCCAATGTGCCACCAATGAACCTCCGACCACCCGATAGGTTCAAGGTCTGCATCTGGTTTAAGGGGCTGCGTTGTACCACGCGATCTTGGTAGAGACTGCCCCCAAGATCTATCCCAATCCATCCCTGACCCGGAGCAGGCCCATCATCAGCACTGGCAATCTGATCAACAACTCCACCATTGTCTGTGGTAGTGAATTGCATGGAGGCATACAATCCCTCCATGCTGTACTGGAGGGACTCCAGAGGTCCCGTAATGGTGTCTGTAGTCCCTTGAGGATCGGTCAAGGGTGTGCCTGTCACCACTTGGTAGCTCTTCACCACCACCTGACTCAGGGGGATTGGCGGAGTGCCTTCATTCAACTGGGTGGGGCTAGCCTCCAACGGCTGGGCGTCTAGGTAGGTCTGTGTGACCGGGTTGCCTGGCGAGAAGGTGATGGTTACAGGGTAGCTGTTTGAGGGTAGTGGATTGACAAACTGGATCGTCTGAGTGTCAACGTTAAACGACCACAGGGTGTTGGCTACAACAGCATTGTCCACCACAACCACAAAAACCCTAGAGGCGTTCATGTTGGCAGAACGTACTGATGCCATGGTTGAAGTAAGGGACTGTACTGTAACCACTTCAGGGGTTACATCACGAAGCCCTTCACCACTGTTGATCCGATTGTACCTGTTGAGCACCATGTGCTGAGGAGCAATGAAGTTCTCGTCAGGGGTGTTATAGATGCGGTACCGGATCTCTGTCCACCGTTGCTGGGTGACAGACCTAGCATCCAAAGCACCAAAAGCCACCGACCCAAACGTGTCATTATGGGTTGGTAACTGTGGGTACTCCACGTTGATCCAGGCTGCGGTAGGGTCGGTCACCTTGGAGGCAAAGGCCCCAGTGTACCAAGGAGGCATCCCAAGATCGGGACGGTAAATTGACACGCCCCATGTAGGATCCCAATGAACCCTGACTTGAACATCCGAAGTCCAGTCCATCTCCACGGGGGCTGCAGTCGGGGAAGAGTTTAACGCCGAGGTCCCATCCGTTCGTGAAATCCTCCACGAATCAATGTCATCTTCTGGCCCTGACACATAGACGCCCAAAGTCCTCTTGAGTGCTGCTCCTGGTTGTGGGTGGACGTAGAGACTGTCCCATACTGACACAGAGGCAACGTCAGTGAACATAGCACCGAAGGACACCTCTCCAGGAACCCCTCCTGCCAAGAACAGAGCCAATGCAAAGGTGGCAAGTAGGGTGTCATCCACAAAGAGGGACACGTTTGCTCCGGTGCTGACTAGGCGGTAGGAGTGAAACGCACCATCTGTCCATGTGAAAGGAGCTGCAGCCACTTCTGTCAGGGTGGAGTCGAACAACGCTACTTTCGCTGGATCAACCCCTACAGGGGCCTTGAGAACCAAGACGACCTGCACACCACCATCTGTGGTTGCAGAGGCTGTGGTGCCCGTGTAGCCCAAAGCATTGGCCGTGTAGCTTGTGACTGCCACACGGAAGTCCAAGACGTAACCAGAGGCAAGGTTTCCGGACGAGAGATTCAAGGTCTGACTGTAGACCCCGGACTGACCTAGAGTCTGGGTGATGGTGCATAGGTTCTGATGTACGGTTGTGGAGAGGCTAAAGGGAACTACGGAAGTCCAACCATCCAAATCTGGAATGCGCAAACCACTGAATGACACCGAAGGCAGGGAGATAAGCTGCCTGCTGCTTCCTGTCTCCGAATAGAGGAGGGTGGAGAGGATGGCTTGACGCTGGTCATCCTTTACTCTGATTTGTGCATCACCTCCTCCAAGGACACCGGACTCCACTCTGAAGGTAGCATCCACATCCAAGAAGGACTTCGTGGTCAGGAAAGGCTCAATCCGAGCATAGCCATAGCTTAGGTCGAGTGTGCTACTTGCAGACGTAGACTTGAGCAACAGCCCTGAACTGATCTGGGATTGTCCGAACCCTTGGGTTAGGAACCATGGGTTCTCATCGACTTCGGGAAGGACCAGCATCTCTGCTGCGACCACAATGCCGCGAGCGTGGAACAAGGCTCGATTGGGGTTGACCACATAGGTGGTGGTGGACCAAATCGTGCTATTCGTGGCTACTCGACTCAAAGAACCAAACAGCACACGTCCTGTGTTACCTGTAGGCACTAGGAGGGACGTTTGGGCTGGGTTGGCTGTGGTGGTCAGGGCTGTGACTGCTTCGCCCTGTAGGGTGCCTCCAACGTAAAGCACAGCCACATGGGTCACAGTGTCTGTGATCAACCGGTAGGTGGTTAGGGAAGCTTCCCAAAGCACTTCAAAATAGAGGGTGGCGGTGTCATTCCCTTCCAGGGTGTAATCGGCAGGGAGATTGGAATTAAGGGTGAGGGTGGCCAACCCATTGTAGTCATCCACACCACAGGTAGCAATCTGATAAACCCCGGTTTGGTTGCCAGAGAAGATCTGAAACCTACTCCCAGGAATGACAAAGCTAGGCAAGTTAGTTGAAGAAATTGTGAGGACGTTGCTACTGACCACGGTGGCCAGTGTGGACGGACCGATCTCCCAAGAAGAAGCTAGATGGGGGAGAGAAGCATCGGTCAATAAACCAATGTGCTTCACCCCATTGACTTCCAAGAAGCCTGCAAGGTGCAAGTGGCGATTGTCACTTGCACCGAAAGCCACGCCTGTGAAAACACCATCTGGGGTGTAGCTCTCAATCTGAAGTCTTGCCACAGCCTCCACAGCGGATGGCTGTGAGAGCACATCTACAGCCTTGTAGTAGACCGTTGCCGTGCCAACACCAAAGGAGCCAGAGGAGTTGTCCACCAACTGATAGGTTCCATCACCCACCACCACACCTGCATCCACCCCATCAAGAACCCAGGCATCTGGTGCAAGAGGTGGGGTGGTTGTCCCATCAAAGGCGAGGGAGACAGGTGTAGCAGCATGGGTAAGGCTTGGAACCCCAATGCGATGGGGGTTTTGATTCAACCGTAGAGTGGTGGGGGAGTTGAGCAAAGCTGAATAGGCCACCTCGAATCCACTGTAGCGGTGCCCAATCAGAACAGGTTGCGGTGCTTTGGTTCGGGAGACAAGAGCCAGAGACATCGGGAACCGAGATCTCCTAGCTGCACCTTGGGAGGTGGTGGTGCTTGTTGTCGTCCGCCCCTTCCCATACCAAGAATTGAGGGTTAGCCCTGGAGTATTCAGCCCTGCAAATGGAAGCCTGGGATTACGCATCCAGGCATAATCCACCTCCACAGTGTTTGTACCAGGGGGAGTCAAGGGGATGGGAATCGTGGGATAGATCACACCCGAATATGGGTTAACTCGTTGAATTTCTACAGGGGTGCCATTCACACGAATGGCAACATCCTGTTTTGTTGCAGGAGTGGAGTCACCCCAAGTCTTAACCAGAGGCCCATAGGCTGTCTGAATAGCAGCTCGAGCAAGGGATGCAGACCCTGTAAAGGTAGCCCCCACACTGTGGAGAAAATTCCAAGCAGAGGTGTAAATCGTCTGGGTTGCAGTAAGACTGACCCCCAACACCTTCAAAGTGGAGATTGTGTAGGTGGCGGACAGGAGGAACTGCACGCCTGGAGCAATTGTTGGAGCACCCAGGAAAGAAGCAATGGGTGCGGAGACTACAGGCACCCCATTCAGGAGAACCGCATAAACCCCAGCCTTCTGGTTCCTAAGAAGTTGTACCGTCGTGGCAGATCCACCCCAATTGGCAGGGACCTGTTGGTAAAATGACCCAGACACAACGTCGACAACATCGACGCCAAAAAGACGCCGGAAAAGGATGTCTACTTGTGTGGCACCATCCGAGATGGTTAAGGTGCCCAGGTCTGAATCATAAAGGGGAGGGGAGAAGCTAGCTGTGGTGGTATCAAAGGTGAAATCCATCTGGAAAGAAGCAGCGGGTAGCATTCTCCCAGAGAGATCCTCAAAGCGCCAACCGTACAGATTACCAATTGTCTTAGACAGCAAAAGATGGGATGAGGAGGAGGCTGTGCTAGTTCCAACACCCAACTCGGTGCCTGTAAAAGAAGCCTCAGCTGAAGGAACAACAGAGCCCGTGTACACCACCACATTGGAAGGCCCTACGGTTGCCGTGTAAAGCGTAGAGGTCATCTGGGATACAGACAACCCCACCTGAGAGTCCGAACCATAGGGATGGGTGATAGACCCTACTGCTAATTGAAGAGGGTAGTCGGTGGTGATGCTGTAATTGGTGGGGTCAAGCACACCAGGGGTGAACTCCACCTCAGGAAGCATTGGTTGTGGGGTGACCCCATCTGACTGGAAGAAGTCAAAACGGACTGACGTGCCAGATTCTGGGACCACTTGCACAGTGGCCGTGTCCCCCAGCGTAATACATGCGGTGCTGTTAGCGGGGTTTGGTCCTACAGGGTTGCCTGCAATGTCTACCAATCCAGAGGTAGCCAGAAGGTAACGCCCACCCGTTGTAGTGCCACTATGTGTCAGGACAACGGATGTGCATCCACCTGGAGCGGATGTGCCCACACCCACACCTGTAATGGTTGTGGGTGCCCCTTGAACGGGGACTAACGTGTAACTGGCTGGGTCTAATAGAGCCGCATCCAGTAGCATTGTCTCACTGAAGAACAGCTCAATGTGGTACCCGTCAATGGAGGTCGAGCCTGTCACTCTAGGTGGTGTTGTGTCTAGGGCACCAAAAGAGCCAAAGCCATATTCAGCGCCACCAAACCCACCGGTAGTCGCTACAGGGGGGCGAGAGAAGAAGCCATTGCCATATGCGGTGTAGCCATACTGACCACTCTCCCCATACCCACCCGTAAGAAATCCTGAGCCTGATACCGCAAGGCGGATTACATTATTCGAGGAGAGTGCAATCCCATTTCCTGTGGTCCCAGAAGCTTTGGCAATGACAGAGACCACATTGGCAATAGCCAGAGCAGAAACCAATATACTCAGACCATTGCCAGGGGCATTGATGGCAGCGGCTAGAGAAAGGGCGACTTCCCCATCTGTCCCTATACGGTTGAAATTAAGACCCCCCTCCATTTGGGAGGCCCCTGCAACCAACGTAATTGCACCAATGCTTACGGCATCATTGTTAATGACCCCAAGGCAAGTAATGGTGCCACTTGCCGATAATGCAGGACCACCATAGCCTAGACCGGGTGCGGGGGTGGGGATATAGACGGGCATCCAGCCTCCTACATCTTAGGCTTCATAGCATCAATAGGGGTAGACTACCATTCCTCGCGGTCAAGAAGATCCCAGTAGGGATCAAAGAACTCGGATGTGTCTGGAAGCATCTGAGTTTCTTCGGGACTCGACTCCTGGCCCAAGTCGGAGGCAAGAGAACCCCCAGGGTTTGACTCCTCCTCAGGCTTAAACTCAAGACCAAAGGTTGCATTGGGCAAGGATCCCACGGGCCAAGGCACAACTGAACCACCATTTACAAGCATATCCCGTGTGATACTCAGCTGATCCTCAACAGGACCTACCATCCAGCTAAGGATTGCGGACTTCTCCACGGACCATTGTTGGACCTGCATCCATTGGCCTGACACTGGCCACGTTAGCCCTTGGATATTCTTGAGTACCACTTTGGATGCAAAAAAAGGATCCGGAAGGATCTCCTCACACAGGAGACTAACCGAACCCTTTCCCTCATGTCGCAACAGTACTTGAATCCACATAGATAAACCCCATGATTCTGATCTGGGGTTTATCCTATTAGACGGTTGCGGACAAGTAGCGAACCCTAAACAGATGCCCGGTAGCCGTGATGTCAGCACCAATTCGCAGAGTGCCTGTGCCAGTAGTGTTCACCACACGGAATTCAGTTCCGGACGCAGCAGCCGTGCCTGACCCCGTGTTGGTCATGTCAGCCAAACCGTTGCGGTAGCATTCACAGAACCAATCCGACTGTGCTCCAGTCAAAGGTGCGGCTGCAAGCGTGACCACATACTCTCCTGAAGAGAGGGCGAAGCTGGAGGCTGCAAAATCTTCCTCATGGAAGGTAACATTGATCTTGGCAAGTGTGGCTGCATTGTCCGCAAGTTTCGCCGTGGTAACACCCAGGTCCTTGATGCGAAGAACTGCGGTTACACCAGCCCCATCACTCTGGATGGTGGTGTCGTCTACACCAATCGACACGCCATTGGCTGTAAGCCGAACAACCGAAGCCTGGTTTGCAGCCCCTGTAGTATCCACAGCCACACGAACCGCATTACCTACGATGGAGAGACCACCAGCCCCAGCGGAGGCCGCCTCCACATTCACACCCACACCACTAGCACCAAGGGTGATGGCTCGTGCAGTGTCCAAATTAACGCCAACACTATCTGCGGCTACGGTCAAAGTGCTGTCTGTAGCCACCACATTGATAGTATTGCCCGACTTGGTTAGACCCGCGCCAGCATTGATCTGGCCAGCACCCGAGAATTGAATCCAAGAGCCTGTAGGTACAACACCGTCAAACACCAGACCCGCATTCGCGGAGTACGAAGCATCGCCCTTAACGATGACAGCTGAACCGTCCAAAGAGTCACCAGTGTCTCCACCAGTATTGGTGGCCCCGGTGAAGGACACGATCATGCCCTCGTCTTGAGCTGCAGTGTACGGGGTGATAAGCGCGGTCGTTGTGGAAAGAATCACACGAGTGCCAGCCGCTACAAACCCACCAGCACCTGCAACAATCTTCTTCCAGCTGGTGCCATCAAACTCTGCAATGTCACCAATAGCAAGAGTGTCCGAAGTGCCTGCGGTTGGGGTGCCCGCTGCTGTCGCAACATAAGCATCCCCTGCTGCGGGGGTAAGTCCATTCAGCACTGTCACCGTGGCATTTCCAACTAGCCCCGGAACTTCCACAGGTTGACGCCACTGGAGGCCTGTGACCAGGCTGTCCACATAGGTTTTATTAACCGCATGGTTGGCATCTACAGGAGTGCCTGTGACAGAAAGACCCTTACCAGTAACGCCGTTGGGAAACGTCCATACCGAGTTCGCACCAAAGGTAAGGGCAGATGCGCTGTCAATACCCACACCGGAGGCAGAAATAGAGATGCCTGTAGCTGGCTTGACCTTGAGGGTCCCTCCAGAACCCTCCTCAAGACCGGGTAAAGAACCATCAATGCGGAGCTGGGTAAATGAAATTGTCATTTGAGAGACCCTCTATGCCACAGTGGTTTACAACCAACCACCTGATGGTGTAGGTTCATAGGTTCATTATCAAATCTTTGGGTACATCAGGGTATAGGTGTTACCCGAAGTCGTAATGTTGGTGCCTACTTCCAAAATGAGACCATTGATGCGGAATTCATTTGAAAGGTTGGGTACCCAAGACACCTTGGTCATATCCGCAACACCATTCCGGAAAAGAAGGACCAACCCCTGCAAAGCAGCAGTGGTGTCATGCGTACTGGCTAACAAAATTTGGGATGGAGTCCCCCCAGTGAAGGCACTGGCATTAAACGTATCTTGCGCCACACCTGCAAGCAATCCACCACCACCACCCGCAATGGTAACATTTACACGGCCACTGCCAGCATCCGTAGCAACAACGCCGGAACCTGTGAAATTAAGGGTGGTAAAACCACCCAAGGGGGTAGTTTCATCTTCCACTGCCACTGACAAGGCACCCATAACCGCAGAGGAAACGTCCTGCATAGCTCCAGATTCGTACTGGTAGTAGAAATGCCCTAAGGTTGTGCCACTTGTGCCATCGCCCACGAAAATGGACCCCTTCGTTGAAGGGGTCACTATGGGGGGTGAGACATCAAATTGCATACCTGTAGGGTCGATCAAGCCGGGGACAGTCAGCTTGCCCGTATCCGCATTGTAGACCATTGGGCCTGCAGCACCGCCTGCACCAAATGTAACCTCATTGGCTGCGGTCACATCCACACGGATGAAGGAAGTCATTGCCCCATTCACCTGTGCCACACCACTGAAGACACCTAGAGCCGTATCCAAAGCCAGCCCTTGGTCATCACTCAAGAAGAAGATCTCTGCATTTGGCCCCGTGGCTACAGATGTGAGGCGAAGAACACCCCCTCCTACATCGGATGCTACCACATGACCTGTAGCATCAAACTTGGATTGCACACCTGCAAAGGAATCGCCAGCAAGAATATCTACAGAGATAGCACCCATGTTCGTAGCAAAACGGATGGTACCGGACACACCCCCTACAAAGGGGCCCCCTGCGGTCAGGGTAGCAGGAGTCATGCTTGTAGGGTTTCCTATGTAGAGGCTGCCCTCGGACCCTCCCACACTCGACCCTGGGCTCAAGTACAGTGAGCCACCTGAAATTAAACCCCCTAAGGCGCTACCTGCTTGTAGGAACACAGATCCGGGCACAGGAGTCGAAATCCCATTGGCTAGGGCATCACCACCCCGTACCACAACCCTACCAACAGACCCACCATACCGCGTACTTTCCGTGTGGAAGCGGAGGTTGTAGTTGTTGTACTCGGGTGCCCCAGTAGATTGTCCTGCCACTGTGGCAGTGCTACCAAAGGGGGCACTGCCTGCTTGAATCAAATGGCCTAGTTTAATTGTAGGGCCATGGCCAAACGGGTTGGGGTCTAGGTCGATCTCGGGCTTGCCAAGAGAGCCAACCTCTACATTGCCAACGATCTGTAGACGACCGTTGGTGTTGCCAGCGGGGACAGGTTCTGACGGGGAGGAGGCATCTACAATTTGTACTGCACCAGAGTCTGCTAGAATGGTGCGACCTGCACCAGCACCAACACCTCCGTTATAGGCGTCATCAAGGGTGCGGACTGCAACAGCGAGACCCTTAATCTCATCCAAAGCATCCTGTACATTTGCAGCCACCAATCCTGAGGAAGAGTTGTCATAAAACAGCGTGGCGGCTTTCACTTGGGAGACCATAGTGGAAGGAACGCCACCTGGAAACAGAAGGGAAGTGTATTCACACGACCCAAGGTTCAATGTTGTTGTGCCTGTGACTCCCGTAATATCATAAAGGAGCCCACCTTGCACAAAAGTCCATCGAACCGATAAACTGACATCACCATTCAGCACCCCTGCGGAAGGATGGACCTGAAGAGGGTATGCGGCCAAAGGAGCCCTCAGAGTGCAGTAGTCTACTTCCAGATTACTTGCCTCCGTTTGTACCGCATAAGAGACACCCACCCCTGCACCTGTAATCCGCACATCTCTAAGGGACCCTAGGGTATCCTGCGCAAGGGAGAGGCCACTAGGTCCTGTCAGGTCACAATCTTGTACGGTTAGGGTGGAACCTAAACCCGTGAGGCTTACCGAAGGTTGCGTTGCCCCCGCCGAGGCGTTCACCAAGAACCTACTGCCCTGTGCTTGGGCTGAACCGCCAGACACATGGAGAGCAGGCCCTTGGTTGGACAACGCACCTGTAACGTTGAGCGAACAGCGATAGATCCCCAGCACCCCTAAACCCGACTGCATAAGCAAAGGGGTGACGGTAGCAAGGCTACTGTCAAAGCTTAGGTTGGAAAGAAATAGAGATTCCCCTGAGTTCAATATGGCATTATGGTTCGAAGACACACTCCGAACTGACACAGCCTGGTTCAGATCTGAACCAGAGCCATCTCCCGGCCAACCCATCACATGGACATTTCCGACAAAGGAAAGATCCTCGACATAGGTGCCGGGTCGGATGAGAACCACCCAAGGTTCTGTAGAGGTTGGTGATTGCAGTGCGGCTGCATCAATTGCAGCTTGGATGCTATCAAAATCACCATAACCCTCCACAGTGTCTGTAGAGGATTGGTTCTGGTCCACATAGTAGACCCTACCTGAGGTAGATACTGATGCGATGTACCCCTTGAGGGTCAACAGGTTGATATTCTGCTCGTCTGCCCATCCATCTAATGATTGATCCACAGGCACAGGCACTGTTGAACTGCTCTGCTCGCCTGCTGCGATCAGCGTCAACCGACCAAAGCGAGTCAAGAACCTCAGGCGTACAAACTGCATAGTCTCTGTTGGAAGACCCAAATCCACAATCAAACGGACAAGATAGGGGCCTTCCGCGTCCAATGTGAATGTGCCAGGGCTTTGGGCAACCACACTGCCCGAAAAAGCAGCCGAGGATCCTGGAGGTCGATAGACAAGGGACCAGGAATAGGTAGATGCAGCCACGGCCGCTGTTACCGAGACAACATCGCCCAAATACAGATCATCACGGCTTGCGCCTGTGACAGTAGGCCGTAGAACACCTGTGATAGGGTGGCCTACCGGGCTAATGGTACTCCGGATGCTGGCAGCCATCCATCCTCTCCAAACAGGACTCTACCCCGGCATGACTATAGGAGGCTCACCGGACAAGAGCGAACACAAGTTCGAAGAATATCTCCGAACCATCAAAACCCGCACTATCCGATGTGAGGCTAAATGTCCAGAGACCTGATGCAGAGAATTCCAGATCAGTAGGGGTGGCTGAAAGCCCCAAGGTTGTTACTGTAGCCGGAGTCAAGGTATTCATGTCAAAGGTGGCAGCCGTTAGGACCGATGCCCCTACCCCAATATTAGTGACCGTTGCCGTATACGCCCCAACCGTATTCACACCTTGCATGTACACCCGTACCGCTGTTAAAGTACAAGCTTGTGGCACCCACCCGCGATAGGTGACAGTGCCGCCAGCAAGGGCAGCCATTTCCTTGTGGTACACCAAGGGGGTGAGGACACCTAAACGATCGATTGCCGCTTGGACGTGGGTAGCATCCAACCCTGAGGAAGAGGGGTCATAGTCAAGGGTTGTGGCTTTGGTCGTTGCTGTTATAGAAGGGGCAGTGCTAGGAAACGTGAGGTTGGCATACCCAACCGACCCCAACCCCAAGGTGTTGCTTCCTGTCAAGTTGGTGGTGTCATAAATGACATCCCCCGACACATCCGTGTACTTCAAAGCCGTGGACACATCCCCTGACCACACCGTAGCTGGGCGGCCCACATGTACACCTGTGGTGCCAGCGGATAGGATCTTACACCACAACACCTCGGTAGACAAGGCACGGGTTGACAGGGCAACACCTGATGTGTGGTAAGACTGGATGCGACACCCTTCCATCTGACTCTGAATGGCTGCACCTACTCCGTCATTGATGCGGATACCCGAAGGTCCTGATAGGGTGCAGTTGCGCAACATGCTGGTGCTTGCAGCATCCTGTTGGAAGGCCCACCCTGTAGCGACTCCTGCGATGTTGTGAAGGAACGTGGAACCCTCTGCCTCTATCGTCCCTGCCAGCAAGTCTACAGCTGGACCTTGGGTAAGGCTCACACCGTTGGACTCCACACGACAGTTATACACCTTGAGCGTACCTGCCCCAGACTTTGCAAGGGTGGGTAAGGCACTATCTGCGTTGTTTTCGAGGTGAAGGTTAGACAGCAGGGTCTGTTGGGAGGAGAGCGTGGAAGTAGACGTATGCAAACCCTCTACCACGACGGCCTTTGAAGTCTGCCCATCCAAGTTACCGGGCCACCCAACCAAATGCACCCAAGGAATCAGGGTGAGATCTTCTACATACGTCCCAGGGCGCACCAGAATCAGCCACGGGGCCACGGCTGTAGGGGTGAGAGAGGAAGCCGCCACAAGGGCGTCCTGAATCGTGTTGTAGTCTGCATACCCTGTGGTAGCATCCACATAGAACACCCGCCCTGAAGAGGCAATAGGCTTGATGAAGTCTTTCAGCACAACCAAGTTGGCGTTTTGTTCATTGGCCCACCCTTCAGGGTCAATGTCTACAGGGATGATCCCTGTCCCATCACGACGCTCGCCTGCAGCCACCAGGTGTAACTGACCAAAAATCGTCAGGAACCGGAGACGGACGTATTGACTGTCTTCAGTAGGCAGGGTAGCGTCCACTACGAGGCGGATGAGGTATGCACCCTCAACATCCACGGTGAAATGCCCAGGAGACACAGCGGAGGTGCTTCCGGTGAAAGTGGCAGTGGAACCTTGAGGAGCGAAGACTAAAGTCCAAGCATAGGTTGTTGCCGCGTCCAAAGATTGAACAGTGACTTGATCTCCCACAACAAGGTCGTTACGGCTTGCTTCATCCACAGCAGTCAATGGATCTGCGTTTCTGATACTCCGAATTCGAGCCGCCATGCTTCACTCCTAACTGCTATACTGGCCTGAAGGTATAAGCACCATACCGCCGTTACCATCACCCATGACATTTGACTTTGGTGATGGTAACGGCCCTGTGCCCGCACATCGTCACCAGAACCCTGATGGTTCGGAAGGTGGCTGGGTAGCTGACACCGCTACCGTGGAACCTACTGTCTATGTTGGCAAGGATGCTAGGGTCTCTGGTTCGGCTAGGGTCTCTGGTTCGGCTCAGGTCTACGGTTCGGCTGTGGTCTATGGTGAGGCTAGGGTCTTTGGTTCAGCTGTGGTCTTTGATTCGGCTAGGATCACGTCTAGTGACGACTACGTCCACGGAGTGTGGAATGGGCTTCCCTGGACATTGTTCAAGCAAGAGGATGCCACGATTGGTAAGGTTGGTTTGGATGTTCCTGAGGCCTACTTGGAACCTATGAAGGAGATCACTTGGGGTGCTTCCAAAACCCTTGGGCCAGATGCCCTTAGGGTTTTGGAAGCTTTGAGGACCAAACCTGAACGGATAGCAGAGCTTTGGCGTGGTTTAACCCAGGAACTGTTGAGGGGGCCTTGAGATAAACCACAATTTGGACATGTTGTGAAGACACCCCATGCACACCTGGGTTTGAAGCAAGATCTACTTCAAATGCTGCTATTTTCACCCTACAAGTAGAATTGAGAGGAAACATCCTCCCCCACAACCACCAAGGGCTCCTTCACCCCTAACCTATCCACCCCTACGACATAGGCCTGCCCCACTACGGAGGCATAAGGCATCCTGCGCTCTAATCGAAGAATGGACAAAGACACCCGTACCGAGGTTGAAGGCCCCAGCCCTGTCTTAGACAGAGGGCCTCCATTGGACCCCAACAAGAAATCCAACCGATAATTCCCGGCATTGGGGCCCGCACTCAACGTCAGTTGCTCTCCCTCTTCTGCAAGAGACCAATCCTGAGACAGGTCGGTAAGAACAGCCCCTTCTATAGTTGCAAACCCCACCAATCCTGTAGGACTTGTCGTGTAAGCCCTCCCCACAGTATCGGTGCCCACAGGGAAAGCCTGAACATCCACCACGCGATACTGCCCCGCATTCACCCCGGACGAAAGCTTCAGAGTAGACCCCACCTTGATGGAAGCGAAGCTCTTCGTAGGATCCGAGAATAAGGTGCGGTCTGTTAACGTCGCACCCGTGCCCGTGATGTTCAGGACACCGCCTTGATTCCTACGGGTGTCATCGTAGTAATACGACTGCATCCCCCAAGACATGCCACCCGTATCCAACAGGGTGGCATAGGCATCTTGGAACAGGTGGCTGAACTCGTAGAGTGTATGCGCAGGCTTCAACGCCTCCAGCACCAACCCCATGTTGCTCTGCATCAGAAAAGGGCTCGTAGGGAACCCATCCACCAAGATCTCCAGCTCAAACTGGTTGTCAATGGTCCACGCACCCTTGGGATTGCGTTGTAGGGCGTCTAGAAAGCGTTCCACCACCGTAACCTGACTCGTGGTCAGGCTGCCTACACCAGACGCCACAGAGGCTACTGTGGAGCCTTGAAGCAACAACAGGACCATCTGCCTCAAGAAGGTTCTGTAGGCTTGGTCCCCTTCGATGATGGGTGCCCCATTTCGCTCGGTTGCTCTAGGGAAAACCACCGTGCCCAGGACCTCCCAAAGAAACTCAGGCCGTGTGAAGTCAAAGTCCGAGTCCTTCAGAATCTCCTGCGCAGAGATCTGTATCAACGCCAGCTGCTCCGCTATGGCCTGGAACTGAAGAGTGTACCATGGTCCATTGGTGAGGGAGACATAGTTAGAGGGCAACACCGCCATGAACGTCTGCATGATCTCATTGACAAGAGCCTGCTGGTTTTGCAGATATTCCTGACCCTTCTCCGACTCCAAAGGAGAAGGGTTTTGGGTCAGAGATAACGGGATCAGGCTGGTCTTGGTCACCATGATCACACATCCTCTTCGTAGGTGGGCACAAAGTCGCCAAGCACAATGTACTCAGCTGCACCCGGTGCAATGTTCTTTGCCCCTGTATCCGTCCCCACCACATAGGTACAAGCATAGGTGTGGTTGACAGGTGTGTCTCCTGCCACCAAGCTCACCAAGACTCTGTTGGCGGTCCGATTTAAGCGCTCTGTGAGCCTCGCTGTGGAGTCAACAAAACCCGCAGCAATCAAGGTGGCATCATCACTGTATCCCATTAGCACGGCCCCACCACTACCCACAATGTACGCTCGACCTGCCAGCAACCCCAGAGAGGTGAACGTGGCCGTAGAAGCGAGGAGGGAGAGCGCCACACTGTCCTGGAAGACACCACGGTAGGACGTATCAGGACCTCCCCCATCGGTTGTGGCGGCTACTAGAGGGTCTTTAAGCAACCACACCTGTACTGCTGCGGTAGACAAACTGGTGAGCCCAACAACCGTGTTCACCAAGCTCGTGTTCAAAGCCTCCCGCACCACCTGTGAGCCTGTGCCTCGTGCCATCAATGCCAAGGGCACTGTCACATAGGACACACCTGCAGTTGCCTCAAAGATGTGGATAACATCGGATTGACGTATAGGATCGCCTAACCGCAGCTCTTGGACGAAGTTCGACAAGTTGGTTCGTACAGCCGTGTCCACAACGGCTGGATCTTGCCCCTTGTTCAATACCAAGGTGCCGTGGAGATTTATGGGCACCGGAACCGCATCCTTCACCACCACGTCTGCGGTTGCATGGCGAACCGCCTCAAGAGCATTCTGCACGTTGGACACCACTAGGTTGGTGGTGTATGTCACCGTGAAGTTTTCATCGTGGGCATAGTCAATCAGCACAGTGTCACCAGAAGCAATTACCCCAGTGAGCGTGCGCTGGATTGACACAGCGGTAGTCTGAGTCCCTTGGGTGATTGTGAAGTCAGACACCCCTGAAGGATCATTAGGTCCCCTGTACTCCACGGTCCTATCTGCATTGAATACCCGCATGGTAAGGAAGCTTGCCCCCAAGCTATTCAAGTACTCAGGGTACTCTCCCACCAACACATGGGACTCACTCACCACAGAGACCATAGCCCCTGACGGTACCGTAGCACCCGTACTGTCAGTGTACGAAGAGATCTGTAGATAGTCCTGTGCAAGAGTTGAACGACCCTTATCCAAGGGTGCGTCTGGGTGGTATAGTGCAAAGGCGGTTGTCGGCAGAGTACCTGACACAACCCCCACAACCGATGTGATGGTTGCCACTGGCTGGCGAGGCAGCACAAAAGTAGACCCCAATCTCCGGCGATAAGACCCCAACACAACATCTGTCAAATCCACGGCGGGTTGGGCCAGCGTTGTATCCAGCTGGATGGTGTTGTAGGAGAGCAACACCACACCCGTAGTATCAAACACTTCACCAGTGGAGGCATTCTTCAAAAGGTACCCTGAATCAGGGTAGTCCAAAATCTCCACAATGGGGTTGCTTTCTGAGAGTTCGTGATCAAGAGCCATAAATTGGAGATCTGCAGGGTCACCAATAAGGACAAACTGGATGTCTTGAGCCAACTGGAAACTAAAGGCAAAGGTATCGGTAACCGTGGTGGTGTTCGACCCCTGCACCCAAACATCTACCTTGCCCCCACGATGTACACCCGTAGCATCCAGGTCCCTCTGCATCAGAGGGTTGCCCGCACCCACCACATTGGCTTTAACCACACCGGGAACGTTGGCCGCTACTTGGAGCAACCCTTGAACCGTCCCTGTGTCCACAGATGACAAACGGTTCTTGGCCCTCTCCATGAGCTGAAGGTTCGTGTCCTGATCCTTGCCCCAAGACATCTTCGAAAAATTGGTTACAGATAGTCCTGGAATGGCGGGTTGGATGGTTCGGATCTGACCGACACCCACATTACCTGCCGAACCTGCAGTAACGGCCTTGACGGGCACGGTTACTCGGTACCACCCTGTTGTAGGGTCGTAGTACGAAGCAAGTTGGTTCAAGGGGATGGAAGCAGCCCTTGTCGTTCGGAAGGCCCCCACCAAGGTACCCAAGGGGATTTGAAGAGTCCGTGTGGGACGCGTGGTGGTGTAAAAGACCACCTCCCCTTGTGCTGAACGGCTAGGGTCTCGGTACACCCCAAAGTTCGAGGCATAGGAATCAAAGCAGGAGTCAATAAGAGCCTGCACTTCCGCGTTACTGTTCAGAAGGAACGCCTTCTTCAAGGCCTGCTTATATGCCGTTGTGGACACGGGTGCGGACACCCCAGTACCCTCCGGATCATCTACTGCCAAAAGAAGCGCAGGGGATCCCGCTCGGTGAAGGAAGTCCAACAGGAAGCGCACACGCTCCGCCTCCATAGAGAAAGGATCAATGACCTGCTCACGGAGGGACGACCCTGGATCCACTCGCACCTGTGGATTCGACCGATACACCGAAGCAATATAGTCTTCCACAATGGCCTTTCTAGCCACTCTGGGGAACGTGCCAATGGTAGCCGTCACACGGAGAGGATGCCCCACAACCTCTTGGGAGAACGCAGATTCAAACTCAGTATTTGTGGTAGAATCCAAGAATACGGCCGTGACCACATAGTACAAAGGGTCAGTAGTGGCCAAGGACGCAAAAGCACTGCCGTAGATTGTCGCAGGGCTGCTTGTAGGACCTGCTGAACGACTATGCTCAAAGGAGTACGTCTGAATCGACTGCACGTCCTCTACAGTGTATGTGGTGCGAATGGTGCGTACTGTCTCCGCTAGAACAACCGTGCCATCAAAGTCCTGCTGTACAAGAGCCCCATTGCTATCCACCTGCTGACCCACCAACTGGTAGTACATAGGGTCCACGGTAGGGAGGCCATTCCCATCAAGGGGCACATCTGAATCCACCGAGGTAGTGTATACAGAAGAGACAACCTCTGAATAGGAACCACTGCTGATCGTGTCTAGGTTAATTCGCTGGTACCCTGTGGTGCCACCACCAGGGTACACCGAAGCATAGATGTTGTAGCCTTGAAAGCCCGTGGTGTTACTGAATCCTGTGATGTGGATGCGAACACTCGCATCCAACTTATCCACAGACACCCCTGTGGGAGTCTGTGTGAGAACCCCTTGGCCAGAATCCTGAACCAAGTTAATTGTTGCTTGTGCAACCGAAGTCTCAGCACCAGAGGATAGGATCGATCGGACTTGGACCGCATTCAAGCCAGGAGTCAGATCCAAACCATCCGGGTACACTGCTGGGTTGGGGAGGTACCACTGAGTCCCCTCAAACAGGATCAGATCGGCATTGTTCGAGAAGGCACCCCCCCTAACAGACACCTCCATATCCACCGTATCCGCATCCATCGTCCCCGAAAGGAACCTTGAGCCTTGGGTAGTAGAGAAGACAACGGCTTCTCTGAGTTGGCCGTCTGGCCCATAAATAAGGGGAGTCAAAGTAGCCATAGTTTCACATCAGTACCCGGCTGGAGCTAAGCCGAGAGATAGGTTGTTTGTGCCTGCCAGAGCCACAGCTCCAGGCACGGAGAAGACCACCGAAAGCTTCACAGGAATGCCTGTCATATTCGACACCACCACGTCTACCAAGAAAGCCGTTGGGTCACTTTGGTGGGGGTAGACCTCCACGGACAGAATACGGGCCAAGCGCTCCTGCAGAGCAACGGATTGATGCTTCGCTTGTTGGGTCTGAAGGGATTGCATAGCCTGCAAGGCTACCATCACATCCTCTCGCACCAAAGTAGCCGTAGCCCCCACTGCCTTAGCCCCAATACGCTCCATGAGCTTGGAGCCATACTGCGGATAAAAAGGATTCGACCCCTTCTTTGTCAGAAGAATCTTGAGCGCAGCCTGATATAGGAGGTCCTCATTTACAATAGTGATAAGGTCCCCTTGAGGGTTGAACCGCCAGTCATTTTCGATGAAGGTACCTCGGCACCTTGGACACCTTTCTGGAGGTGCTACATAGGTCAACTTCACCATAGGGGAGGTCTTCAACGGCTTCAAGAACTGAGGATAACGAGCGTGGCTAGTCACCTGCCCATTCCGACCCACCATAGGTAGCGTGTCCGTTCGTTGGATCAACTGCCAACCTGGGTAGATCTCCTTGCCACGGGCCTGTTGCTGTCCACCGAAACCTAGGGATGTGGCTGCTCGACCACCCACCCGAATAAAGGACTCAGGACCGATTTTGGCCACATCCAAGAACACAAGGTGTCCTTTATCATTGTCTACAATGATATCCTTGAACGTCTGGCGGAACATACGGAGAAGGGTATCAATTGGTACACGAACACCTGTAGGAAGACGGAAGGTCTGTGTCTCAGTACTGCTTGTAACAGTCAACACATTGTTGTCTACCGAAGCGCCCCCCACAACAAGACACCCTTCAATTGTGAAAGGTCCGGCCATAGTTCCCTTCAATGAAGCCTGTGAGTAGAGGCCTGAAGGTGGCACATATAATTCGTTGTTCACCAACACCCTAAGAAGGTTCGAGTTACCAATGGGAGCAATAGGCACCATCGACCTACGATCCGAGCCCAAGGACACAGGCTCTTCGATCAGTAAGTGGGGACACGAGTGCCCTAGTTGGTAGTCGAAGCTCAAGGTGGGGGCCTCCTAAGTGTTGGGAGCTATAGGAAGGGCACCGCTAGAGGTTGGTATTGGCCTCTTCTGGGTCATCATCCAAAAGGTGGGGGTATACAGCCAAACGATCTTCATTGACTTGTGTGAAATCTGGCTTTCCATTCACATCTACCACATAGAAAATGGAATCCACAGCCGCCACCACCTGTGCCACCGAAAGCTCTGAGTCAAAGCGATCCCCATCCAGAGAGGGCATGGACATATCAATGCCTGCAGCGGCTAGCGTAATATCATCCAACTCCTCATGCAACTGTTCTCTCAAATCCATGAGTTTGATAATCCGCCCCTCAATGTCCTCCAGCTTGTGCCGGATCTCTTTTCGCACCCACTTGCGACCCGCATCCACACGAGAGGCCATTTGGCTGTCTTCAAGATCCTTGCGCCCTCCTACTCTACGAGGTAGGTACTTCTTGATGGACAGGTACCCGCCAGTGTAGGTCTGGCCTGGAGCATAGGACCCAGACTCCGGGGATACTACACCACCATGAGGCTGCATTTGTGTCGTGACATCCGTATCCACCACAACCACAGTATCAGGACTAAGGAACAGGGAGATATCCAAAGGCGAACCCCCCATTGCTACATAGGCCTGTACAAGCTTGCCTAGAGAAGATCCTGGTGTCACAGAGAAGCCCAGACGCTCCTCTGTAACGCTAACAACCCCCTCTGCATCGGTGGTTGAAGCGTAATGCATTTCCACACTTCCGATCCTTGACAGCTCCGCCTCAATGACAGCAATTCTTTCCGAAACATCCCGACGCTCTTCAAGGATGAACTTTCGGAAGGACTGCCATTGGCCCTGCCTAAAGGTGCCTAGCCAAGAAAAACTCATGTAGACCTCGGAAAGAACAAAGCAAGGATCTCAAGAATAGACCTAGGGAGTCCTCCTGCTAGAATCACCACCCCACCACCATAGACGCCATAGGGACCGATGGGATTCAGCACCCCATCGCTCGGCTTATTACCTGCGGCCACCAAGGCAGAGAGGATGCCCTCCGTTCCATTCCCTGTCACCACCAAACCAGCCACAGCGGGTAGGGGGACTGCAACCATAGTGTCCAAAAGGGCATTGATTCGTACTACCAAGGCTTGCATCTCAAGGATTCTAGCCTGAAGGAAATCAATGTAGGCGGACAAGACCTCTGTTTGCCCCTTGAGACCTGCGGATAAAGACTTGGCCCACTGGAGCGCTGCACCTAATGCCTTCTCTACAGGTGGAACCCCTTGGGGGAATAGGCGCATGGCCTTCCACCCCCCATTACCCTCTGACACTGTCATGGGTGCCGAAGCCACGTTCAACACAGAAGCTGCAGCTTGGTAGACTGCCACTGGGATCAGATTCCTACAAAACGAAATGGAAGATCCGGCAATGGTGCCAGAATACATCACAGGGGACCAGTCTTCAGATCCTTGATCCACCATCCACCACCCCTGAGCGGATGGTGTCTTCTCCATGAAGCCAGGGCCTCTTACAATCAAGATAGACAACGAACCCCTGTAGATTGCCTCATTCTTCTCATGACCCAAGCCTAGAGAGAAGGGGTTGACTGCCAAACCCGAATTGATGTTGGAGTCCTGCAGGGAATCTAATATTGTCAGTGCAGGCAGTCTTGAATCTGCACTCTTCCATGTGAAGTCCCTAAGCACAGCCCCCACATCCACCAAGGTCGTCTCAAGGGTTCCTAAAGGACTCACACGAGCGTAGATCTCCCCTGCAAGTTTCCGGCAACGCCACAATACATCGGCCCGAAAATCCTCAGGAGAAACCCCCTTACGACGGAAGTAATTCTTGGACAGCCCTAGAGAACTCAGCAAGTGTCGGCTGATCTCCTCCAACCCTGTTGAGGACAAAGCCTTACCTGGAGCAAAACTGGACCCGGAATCCGCCACGGGAAGATCCGCACGTCCTAACACAAGCACCACCAAGGCGGAGGTCAATGTGTCAAGAAATAGGGATGGACTATTATCGGGGAATGTTAGTGTCAGGGGAGCGGATGCCTCAGTCTTTGCATCGGCATTAAACACCCCTGTCCCAAAGACCACATTGCCGTTTGTCTGGGCTTGACCCACCACGTCCGTAGAAGACGTTGTCCACAAGTAAAGGCTCTGTGCCAGAGGGCCTGTGACCCCCACACCATTCGTGGTCACCACCACATCAGCAATGGCCTCCGTTACTGCGGACACCCGAACGTATACAGTTGAAGCAGGACAAGACCCAACAGGAGTTCCTGTCACCACTCCATCCGAACCCACCGTGAAATGGGCATCCCAAGGCATATCCTCACCTGAGAAAATTGCAGCAAAACCTTGGCCTGGGCTGGTAGTCTTCAGAAAGCCAGCCTCCACAAAGAAGGTCCGTTGTAGGAGATGTTTATCCCCCACCTGTAGGGAACCCAAAGGGATTGGAGTGTTGTCCGCTGAACTCCGATAGGCATACAGACGTGTCTCACGGTCTGTCCCATCCGCCACTGCTTTGAAGGTGCTGTTTGTCAAGTCCCCAGCATCAACTAACCCCACGCCCCCATACAGGCGAAAAGGTGTCCCTGTCTTCGGGTCACGCATCAGCCCTCGAACACGCACCTCTGCATTAGCCCCTGCACCTGCACCCTGCGTGTAAGTGTCATAGGCAAGGACAAGCCCGTCTTGGACGGTGGAGACTTCAACCAGAAAACCCTTAGGCCCAAGATCTGGCCAACGCACCTTGGTGTCCCTAGCAGGAGGAGCCATCCTCCACTTCACGCTAGCATAGCGGGGAACATCCCCTGCACGAGTCGCCTCAGTCAACGACCCAAAACGTGTGGCAGTAACCCCATAGTTGGCTTGTAACCCAGTAGGCACGGTGTAGGTACGAACAGGAACATCTTGACCAAAGAATGCAAGAAGACGCTGGAGGGTGTTGGTGAGGGTGCCAATTCCTGAAGTGTCTGCAGAAGCATACAAGAACACGGCAAGGGTTGCAGACTGGTTGGTGAAGTTAGGTCTAGTAGGATCCTCTCTATCCGTTAGACGACCAACCATCCGTCGCTCATACGCGGTGTACCCACCCAGAAGAGCACTGAAACTTGGACCTTCTAATGCGGTGTCCCCAGCAACATACACCCCCAACTGCCGAAGGTTGTCCAGCTTTCCTTCCAGCTCTGCAACCAATGCCTCAACAAGAGCATTCATTGGGTTGAGGGTGCCTGTAGAGAAAGCCTTCACCACCTGAAGGGTTGCAAGGAGAACGTCCAACACCGCCAAGGTTGCCTGAAGCAGGCCTTGGATATCCGAAGCTGTTCCCGTGTATGGTGCCGGAACACCTGGTTGGACGATGCCCCAATTGCCTTCGCCAGTGATGCCCATCAGGCACCACCATGCTTAATGCGCTGTAGAGCCACAGTGGCTTCCTCTTGTTGGGCCTTGCTCTGACCAATCTGAACCTGGAGCAGATCTCGAACCTGATTGAGCATAGTCTTGTAGGACTCCAAGTCCTCTGAACTCAGAACCCCACCAGGGGATACCTGCCACTGATCGTGTGGAATGCCTAATTCCTCGAGCCTTGCCCGCATTTCTTCCAAGGTCATTGTGAGAGTCCTTTACAAAGTGGAGGCAATAGGCTTGTCACAACAAGCCCAAACCTTCTTGCATCCTCAAGAGATCTTCCTGAGCCTGTCTCCGTTGAGGCATGTCCTGAACAAACCTCTCCAAGGAAGGCAAGGTCCCTTCCACCCGGTCCCCACGATACCGCACCCACGCATAGCGCAACTGCCTAAACCGATCCTCATTGTCCAACACGTCCTGAATCCTATCCGGAAGTACAGGACGCCCTTCGCCCAGGGTCAAGGTAGCATAGGGGATTGCCCCACCTACAGGGGTTTCCACATCCAAACGATAATCCAGAACCCAAAACCTGCGGTCCAACACAGACAAGCAATCCGAGGCACTCTCGAAAGGAGCTGCGCCCACCAAGCCCGCACTTTGGTTGATCATGGCATTAGATACCACGCCCAAACCAGACTCTGGATCCCCTGGATCCCCAAGGGCTTCAATATGAAGATCCCGCTGGAAAGTAAAATAAGCCCCCGCCTTGAGCCCCATAGTAGCTAAGCCAATCTCCTCCATCCATGAGAGCATCCTCTCACGCATGCTCAGCACCAAATCCACTGCCCCTTCTGAGAACACAGGGGAGGTCTTAAACACCCGGTAGCTAAAGGGCTCAATGCTATACTGGTTTCCCTTGTAGGAGTTGGGATCCACCGAATCCACCCCTGCTGGACGAGTAGGACGTAAATCTTGCTGCCCCTCCGAAGTCCCTGACAAAGAGGAAGGGTTCGCGTTGCTCGAGCCTGTGACAGGCGGGTACACGCTGTACTCCAAACCACTAGTTCCAAAGACTACATCCGAATCCAATGGGCCTGTAAACGTGGAGGCTCCTGTCACCACCAAGTGGTCCACCTCGACAGACACCACCCGGTAATACCCGCGATTGTCATCAAGAGGGGAGGGCTGGCCCTCCACATGGGAAGGACGGCCTGCCACAGACTGATCTCCAAAGGGCCGCACACCATACTCTACAGGGCTTGCTGTCCCTGTAGGGCCTGACAACTGGCCAGCAGGATCTACCAAGACCAAATCCCCTTGGGAGATCCCCAAAGCAGTGAAGTCCACCACCGAGGGGTCCTTCAGCGCATTCCACACATCTACTCGACCACCTTTACCCAACACAGGGTCGGCAATCGAAGCGTGGACCACCTGGTTGACCACCTGTCCCAGCAACTCCTCATTGGTCTGTTCATGTGGTACAGGCGCTTGACGGAGGAATACCGAGAAGCTCTGTCCTGGTACAGGCACACTCTGTGTGAATCCCGGCTCCACCAACATGAGATAGGAGGTGCCCACACTCGCCACCTCTGCGATATCCAACACCGAGCCACCCACGCCTAATAGACGGACTTGGTCTCCCGCATGAATGTTCACGTTAGGATCATTGAAGTCACCCAGTTGAGTGGCGAACCCAAACACGGACACATCTGCGTCTAACCTCTTCCCTAGGAAGCCAGAGTCCACATAGGAGGAGACCACTCCCACACGAATCTCATACGCAAAGCGCAGAGGGGTCAGGTTATCCGCCGCTTTCTGTAGCGGTTGGTGGAACCGCCTGATCCTACGCACAGTGAAGGACACCACCTCTGACCCCGGCAAGAGATAATCCCCAGGGTTACGCATCCCCACCTGATAGGCATAGTTGACACTTCGGGAAGCATCCACCACATGGGCATTGAAGTCATTGATGGGGCGTGTAGGCCGTGCCCAACTTGGCTCAATCCACAGACCAGAATCAGCAAGGAACGCTTGGTTGCCTGTAGCATTGCCCTGTGCATTAACAGCATTGGAGCACACCATCCGGTCTGCTGGGAGGAGGCAACGGACACCGCCCAAGACAATGCCATGGATTGCAGCACCACCGTGGATTGCCTCCCAATCCACAAGCGTACCTCCGGTTACAGGAATGCCACCTAGGTCAATCCAACCGGGAACACCAGAGTAGACCGTGGTGCCTTCAGCCAAGAAACCTCGGTTGTCTCCTACAGGAGATTCAAGGATCCCCAATGTCTCGGACCCATCCACAACAGGGCCGACAAGAATTGCACTTGGACCACCATAGGAGAAGTGGGCTTTGTAGATCGTAGCATTGCCTGTCTGCACAGGGTTACACAGGAGGATGTCCTCGAACCCGAAGGTTGTTGAGGCACCATGCCCGAAACCAACCACACTGTTTGAAGGCAACCCTTGACCCATAGGACCAATCGGGACATAGCGGAACCCGGACACCAACTGCCCCTCCTGTAGCAAGGCAAAGAAGGCTGCATCCGTCAGGGATGTTGTGCCATCTGCCTGGAGGGCAGTGCCTGTTGTGAGGGTGAAGGTGTTTGTCAAGGTGTCCACAGAAGAAATCTGCATGGATACAATGGAGGTAGGATCCCCCGCATCAGGAAGCACATGAAGTCGATTCATCCCTGAAGCCAAGTCCCACAGGCTGCCCGAAGGGCCCACCCCCAAATCTGAAATGGCTACCTGCAGCGACCCTAGTGCAAAGGCCTGCACTGTCGGGAAAACAGCATTGAACCACTGGCCACTTGGGCCTGCCTGCCCTTCCAAAGCTACGGGGAAATAGCCACTTCCGGAAGTATCTTCCACAGTGTGCCGGATCAAGTAGGTGCCAGTAGAGACCGCTGCATCCCCCACACTGGAGGAACTCACAACTAGCACATCCCCAGCCGCAACGTTGGACACAGCCCCTGCTCCAAGAGACACCACACCCATGCAAGCTAGGCTGTCCTGTACTACCGCTGTCCCTTGGCAGATTACGCCTCCTTCAAAAGAATCTGAACTGGGCAGAGCCGCAACATGAATACCTGTTGTGGACGGGAGAATCGCATCGGGAAGAGCAGGAACACCCTCCCATGCCATCACCTTGAATGTTCCCAACTCTCCACCATCGCCGGGTACTAATACGCCCGTGGTGTCATAGGTGCCCGTGTAGGGTGTGCCTGAAGGGATGGAGCCATCGGGGGATGGGCCAGTACGTTCCAGCAATGTCAAGGGAGCCCCTGTAAAGAGGCTGTCAGCGTTCACTTCATGGGGCTGGTTCACACTGCAAAGCAACCCAGAAGCCGTGACACGCCAAACCTCTAACCCTGCCTCAATGACTGTGCTTCCCGCATTCACCGCACCACGAACAGGTGCAGAGCGCAGGTCAAACCGCTCTTGAAATGTCAGGCGATCACTTGATACCCACCCCGTTGTTGAACCGCTCCCCCCGCCCACTCCGGGAGAAGTGCCCCCCAAAGATGTAATTAGGGCATCCGTAGTAGCCCCCACCCAGGTGTCCACTGTCAAGGTGAAGTCGTACTGCACCCCAGTGTGCGAAACGAAAGGAGCAGCCGTAGACACTCGGATGGTTTTCGCATCTGCCGAGATGGATAGCACGGTAATATTCGCCCCAGACTCACCATGCACCACCGATCCCGTTAAGACGATCTCTTCAACCAAGACCCCAGGTGTACCACTAGAGGAATTCTCGTACAGCCTAAGCACTAGGGCATTGTTTGCAGCCCACAGGTTGTTCAAACCTCCTGTAGGATTAAAGGCCCCGGACCCATCATTGAAAATGGGAGCGCCAGTAATGGAGGAGATGTCAAAAGTGGTGACCCCAGCGGTATAGCCCACCAACACACCCGTAGCGCCAGAAGACACATGAGCCATGGCATTGTGCAAGGTGTACTTGATGACATCCCCATCCCTACTAGCAGAGATGAATCGGGGCACCTCAAGGGTGGTGTGGCCAACGGCCCCCACGGACAGGATGCCTGTAGACCCCACGGGCATCCCACCATTGGGGACCTCCACAAGAACCACATCAAAGGGTCGGATATCTCCCACACCCGAATGGGCCACATAAGACCCTGCAGTGGTGACAGGCAGGAGATCTTGGGCGGTGTACAACGTAGCAGGATCTCCAGAACCCGTGTTGACCTGACCATCCTGCATCAGGATTTCATCAGGGTATACCGCCTGTGCCCCACCTAAAGCATCCGTGCCCTTGATTTCTTCAAAAGCCTGTGTGACCTGCCCCAAGCGATCCAGTTCGGTGTTGCCAGAGGCTAGGTATGGGATACCATAATCCCCTGCATCATTAGTGTACTCTCCCCGGAGAGCAGGGAACTCAAAAGGATTCCTTGACACGTTGGTGAAGGCTACGTCCGCTTCAATCGTGGAAAGCGGACCAGGAGTTTTCTGGTTGGTCAACTCCTTGATGGGGAACGAAGGGTCTTGGAGAGAGGGGAGGGAAAGATCAAACCACTCCCCACGCTGTCGACGCACACCCACGTCAAGAGTTGGACGAGCCTCAGCGAATTGTACCATCTCCTCCACTGTAGGAGGGTTAGACATGTTGGAGGCATCCTTGGATTGTGGAGCAATCACATAGATTGTGTCCCCCTCACCAACAGCAATAGGGGACCCATCCAGCACATCCACACCAATGGCAAGAACATCTGCCCCAGAGAGGGCGTTGCCCTTGTCATCGGCAAGGGTGAGGATGCAACCCTTCTGCACCGCCCCAACAAAAACGCCGCCATAGGTGGGGGTGGTGTTGATCCCTTGAAAGAGCTTGCGAAGGATCTGCTGCGCATTGCCAACAGAAACAGACTCCCCTGTAGGACGCCCAAACTGAATCTGAAAATCCGTCCCCACAAAGGAGGGGTTGGACAGCACGGTGTCTCCAGTCACCAGATCCAAGAGATCCCCGCCCTCAGACAGAAATCGAGTGAAGTCCGGGAGGCCCGTGCTGGCATCTACGGGGAAGTCCTTCAAGGGGCCCACGGTGGCCAAGACGGTAGCAACCCCTGCTGTAGGGGTGTACGTTGGATCCCCTGAGAAGATTGCATCCACCTCAGGGAACCCTGTTGGGGAGTAGGCCCAAACCCTAGCGCGGGACATTCTGCTCCGCGTCTGGATATCCGAGATATTCGTGATATGCCCCATGGCAGGGTTGGCCACGGCCCCAATCATACGACCGAAGGTGCTGCCTAGAACCAACGCACCTCCGTTAGACAATGCAGGTGCGTTGATCATCTTGAGGAAGGCATAAACACCAGTGTCTCCCATACCGGGCAACGTGGTGGTAAAGGCCTGTGTAGATTCGGGGTACAGACGGGACAACTTGTGTGCTGTCCACATGGGAGCATACTCCCCCAACATCTTCGTGTTGCCCCATTGGAAGAGGGGGCGCTGTGACCCGGTCAGCACCACATCATCCATATCGTTCCGCAAGAAGCTCTTCTGCTTCTGCATGTAGAAGTCTAGGGTGTAGGGATCCATCACAGAACCCACAACCTCCCCTTGAACACTCAAGGATGCTGTCTCAGGATTGACAAGCACATCCAAAGGTGTTGGGCGGATTGACCCACTGGCAGCTAGGAAGACCTCAACCCAAACCGCACGGGAATTCATCCGACCTGTGATGGAGTCCTCATATCCCGGCGGAGTATAGGGCTTATCACGGCCCACAAAGAATCGGAATTTGCCGTCGTAGTCTCCAACGATCCCACCCTGCATGGTCTCCATGGACTGCTCAAAAGAGACGATGGTGTCATTGTACATCTGGATGAAGGCACGCGCGGCCCGATCTTGACCCTCTAGGTCTGCCTGTTGGCCTAGCAATCCAACCACGCCCATGTCGTAATTGTTGACTGCAGGTCCAGACACAACCAAAGGTCCACCCATAGGCATCTGTGCCTGCACCTTTCGAACCGCCTGTTGTGCTACCTCACCCATGTAGGTCTGGAGAGGGACAGTGCGGTAGAAGAACGAGTCTGGGCTACTGAATGTGTACTTCGCCTGAAGCGTGGTCCCCAGAAGACCATTAGCTACCGAAGGAGCCGAGACATAGGAGTACTTTGCTTTGTACCTTGGGTACACAACCGCCCCATTGGACACAAAGGGTGCCAAAGTCCTCAGGAGGGTATAGGAGAAGAGCAAGCGCTCCCCCACACCCAAGGGTCTATTAAGGTCTACTCGACCATCCGTAGGCTGCGCTGTGTAATCCACCCCTGCCACCAAGGTTCTACCTGGTGCATTGGAGGGGACCACTACCAAATCAACCCCTTCCTCTGGAAGGAAAGCATAGATGCCCTCAAAGGCTTGTGGACTTGGCGGGTAGATTGGCCTGGCCGAAGCTCGCACCACAGCACCATCAAACGCTTGTGGGGTGGGAGAAGTCAGGTTGACTTGTGTGGTTCTGCCATCACTAGCTAGACGGGAAGAGGCCACAAGGAATGGGAACCCCCCCACCTCCAACAGGTGTCCTGACGCCATGTACCGAGTCACATCCCCATAGAACGTGATCTGATTCCGACCCGGACCTACTGGCTCGTAATCCAACCCCACCAAAGGGAGTAGGAACCCAGTCCTCCCAGCCGTGCTAACCCCATCTACAGACAACGCTACCGGACGGGAAGAGAGCAATGTGAGCACGTCATTGCCTGGAGATCTTGATCCCGCCTCCAAGGCTGAAGGTGGCCAGATATTAACCGTCGTGTTGGTGCCATCAAAGAGAGAACTCTTGATGTAGAATGGCTGTGCCCCAAGACGAAGCAGCTTGCCTGCCTCCATCTCTAACGTTCTATCCCCCGCCAAGGTGAAGGCTGTCTGCTGGGCGTCTAGAAAGAAAGGTGGGCGGTACACAGGAGACACAGAAGTGTTGTATGCCTGCTCCCCACCAAAGGCCTCGAACACCCCATAGCTCACTGCCACAACAGCGGTGCTAGTGATACTGTTGGCAAAGGTAAGAGTGCCCCCAAACAGGACCACATCCGTTGCATTCCCAAAGTTCTGAAGGAAAGCGTCCACCCAGACATACTCACCAATGGGTGCGATTGTTCTCCCTGTAGGGTTGATCGTGTACTCCAGATCTGTTACACGAGTCGCTTGCTCTTGTCGGATATGGGTGGGCAAGAACTCTGTGACAAGACCTCCGGACAGGTTGCCAAGGTTGTCTGCTGGATAGTAGGACGCCTCCACGATCTGCCCTGCCCTCAAGGGCTGCTGAAAGAAGAAGGATCCTGACAAGGGGGCAACGACCACGTCCTCTTGTCCTTCGGTCAACATCTGCTCCACAAAGTAGCATGGCTCCCCAGTGTAGCTCACCAAGTCCAATGCGGACAGGTTGATGGCCCCTGTGGCAGGGTTGTACTCAGCCTGCCCCGCCACCAACGTCGAAAGGAACTCTTCGTGATAGATGGCGTCAGAGCCTCCAAGATCTGCAAGCAGAGCATCGCCAAACAGGAGCGTGCCTGTGGCGGTGTCATACTCCACCACATCTCCAGCCACAAAGGGGGGCAGGAATGCCACACCTACCAGTAGCCCATCCCCTGTAGCGGGGTAGTCATGGGTGTAGGTGCGGTCCCCCACCTTAATGGAAAACTTGCTTTCGGTGAAATGGGCATCTAGGACACTGGGCACCTGAAGAGCACCACTCACTGCTTCCCCGAGCCCAACCACTTGAAGAGGGGTAAGGGTGGCTTCAGGGGAGTCATGGGTTTGGCCA